AAAGATTTTTTGTCCATCAAGTTGTTTTTTATAATATTTGAAGTAAGTAAATGTATTATCAGTAACACTCCCAGTTGGGGAAATAAATTTACCACTAAAAAGATCAGATTTACTTTTTGCTAATTTAATATTGAATGAATCAACTCTCAATACAAAATAAACCAATTCATCAACATTACTAAATCCATTAACTGTTGTGTCTACTATGGGTTGACCATCTGCGTCTATTGTAGTAGAAATAACTGTATTTTTATTGTAAAAAACTGCATCACCACTAAAGAGACCATGATCATTAGTTGTTGAAATAGTTAAAGTTTCACCATTTGCAGATCCACTAAATTTATATATTCTATTAAATGGATTTATATTATCTTCATAATTTGGAATGCTATTAGACGCAACAAGATATTTTTTGTTATCTTTATAAACATTTAATATATTTGAGTTAATGCTGTTGACATTGAGATACTCTATAGAATTTCCTTTGAGTATTTGATTCTCAACATTATAATTATTAGATAAATTTTGTGTTTGTAAAGATCTAGACAACCTAACATTTAAAATTGTATCACTTTCAATTGATGTTATTTTTCCAGAAACTATATTGTTAATATCTTTGTCAGTTACAATAACATTATAACCAACTTCTAGAAAATTTTTATTCTTGGTTGTTAATTTATAGAGAAAATTATTTGGATCTACCTCACTAACAGACTCTATATCATAGTTACTTTTTACATTGTAAAACCAATTATTAGAATAAAGACTATCATCATCTACACCAATTGATTTAATACTTATTCTATCACCTTTTGAATAATTATATGTTTGATCAATAAAATTAATGTCTTTAAGTGTAGATGTAATTCTTACTCTAATCTCTGTTCCAGTACCAACACCCACATTTGTGTAAGAATAATCATTAGATCTCACATCAATTTTTTTATTAAAGTCACCTGTAGTTGTAGTAACTCCCAAAAATTGAGTAAGATTTTTATCACTATATGAAAGTATATGTTCTTCGTTTAAACTATCAACTAGTGATAGTTCACCAGATGATGGAAAACTAATTGTTGAGTCTACATCTAGAATAGTAGATCCAATTGAAACATCATTAAGTAATTTTGTTTTTGAATTGGGTTCAAATTTACCAAAAGTAGTTCCACTTACATCAATATCTCTATTATATCCAGAGTCAATAGAGACTTGATAAAAGTTTCCATCCTCATTAAGTTTCTCAACTTTAGTTACAGTTCCTCTTGCTTTAGTTGAGGATTGATAAATTGTACGATTTTTTAAATTAAGTGGATCTCCAACATACTGTTCAACAACAAAATCTTGAGATACAACATAATCAGCATCTGATGGTCTTATTAAAAAGTTATTTGGTTTAATAACTTCTACATCTGATCCATAAATTGATTTAAATAAAATTTTAAATGCTTGATCAGTTCCCTTTGATTTATAAAAACTATTAGAGTTTTTAATAAAGTTTTTTTGATCCAATGATGATGACAAAGTTCTGTCATCAAATCCAGGAGCAATTTGTGCTTTTACTTTTTTAAAAAATTCCTGTAAAAATAAAATAGATAAGTTTTCAATTTTAGCATTAGCAACATGTGAAGATGCTATTGTTCTTTCAAACTTTTGCTTATCTGGTAATGATGGATCAATGTATTCAGTAACACCACTAAATCCTCTTACACAATCTTCAAAACTATTACTAGTAGTGTATCCATATTTAATTATTTCGTTATCAATACGAATTAATCCGTTCTTTTCTGGAAATCCATATGTAAAATTAGTTTCATCACTCGTTAGAATAGATGAAGTTGATCTATTAATATTATTAAGCAGAGTAGTGCTAGTCTTTAAATTAGATAGTTCATCTACTTTAACATATTGATCTAAATTTTGAATAAGATCTAATGTAGCGCCCTTTACTTCTTGAGAAGAATAATATTCTGTAAGAAAATCTACAAGCAGTGGAAAATCATCCCTAACGTAACTAGGGAGTTGAGAGGATAAGATATCCTTGAACTTAATTCTATCTACCGCCATTTCTTATTAGTAGGAATATGTATTAGAAGAAGTGGAACCATTCATACCAGTTGTAACTGTATATGTTGTAAGATTTGTACCTGCTGCTACCTCAGTAGTGGTATCAGTACCAGTAATTAAACCAGTAAGAGAAACATTATTTGTTTGTTCTGTAGTAAGAATTGGTGTACCTCTTACAAGACTTCCATTTGCATAAGAAGATGTTACAACATAATTACTGCCAGAAATATCATCACCAGATTCAATTTCATCTGAGACAGTACTAATTGTCACATTATTTGTATCAAGTTGAAGATAAAGATCTTGCTTACCAATTACATCATTAGAGTAGGGATTTGCAGATATTTCAATGAGTGATTCACCTCTATTTACCTCAGTAGAAATTATCTTTATTGGAGAAAGCATTATCTCTCCTTTTATGTAATCAATAGTGCCAATATTTTGTTTTACAATAACAGGATTTGTTGGTGAATTTAATTTGAACATGAAGATAGTTCCTGTCTTCAGTCCAGTGTTTGGTTTGTCTCCAAGGTATAGAGTATCAGTAATTCCAGATACTTTAAAACCAGATGATTTTATATTGTATCCAATTACAGTACCATTAGATACAGGACTATGACCATGATTTTTTACATGGAATCTATTACCAAAACATATCTCATACTCAGCAAATGTATTCAATAGTGGTTCAAGATCTCTACGCATCTGAACAGTTGTTATGTTAGATGTAATGGCAATGTGTGTATTGTCAATTATTTTTTGGTATTGACTATATTTAAATCTAGCACCAAACTTATTAAGTTCAGTTGAATCAGAATATCTAATAACATTGTTTCTTGTAAGACCTAATACTACTTCAGCACTAGGAGCTTTATTTTCATTATAGTAAACATAAGAATCAGTTTCAACAAACAAATATTTTAAGTCAACAATTTCTGGTATGATTCCTGCAACAGAGTATTTCTTTAATTCTCTTGCAATATCAGTTTTTATTGCAGTAGAAAGAAATACACCATTGATTGGTTTCACACTTATAAAAACTTTACCAAATTGAGGTGGTGTAAGATCTTCTCCACCAAATGCAGAAACTGATTCTGTCTCATGATAAATTTTTGGAATCATTGCTTCATAATCAACTGCAGTTACTGCACGATTTTGTGATGCATAAATTTGAGTTCCATATTTTTTAATTGACTCCACACTTTCAATTTCTGAACCACCATATGATGATTGATCAACAGTCAATGATGTAATATTAGATGTGATTGGAGCATTATTATTACTTACTAACTGACCAGCAAAATTCATCTGAGAAATATTATTTGCCTCACTTCCATTAGAAACAATATAACTTGCTTCTATTACATTTGGTTCAGATACTGGTAGTCCAAATATACCATCGCCAAATAACAATTCATATCTTTCATTATTGACTTCTTGTATAAAGTAAACTGGAGATGATCCATCTAAGTCAAATAAACTATCTGCCTGTGTAAAGTTTCTTGATATATTTGATTGTGATGAATCACGTACATTTACTTCAATAAGATTACTATCAATACCAGCATTAGTTAAAATATACTTTTGATTTGGTACTCTAGAACTTACATTAAAACTTTGAGTAATATATGTTCCTTCATATACTATAATTGAATCAAAAATTGCTAGTCCATCAGAATTAACTGCAACAGTTATATCTTTTGGTATAGAGAATGTAAAACCTTGTCCAGAAAATGAATTTGATGTTACTGCTACAATGCCTGCTTTAAGTGTTACAGATACTACTGTAGTGCCTGTCATGTCAACAGCAAAGGAAACATTTGCTTTTGCTGCACCTCTAGGTCTTGGAACATAACCAATGTTCCTGGCAAGTGATACTACATTTTCTCTTAATGTAGCACTATCAATAAAAACTTCATTTGAAACCATATTTGCATTATATGAATTCAAATAAGTGTTATATGCTAAGATATCAATGATTGTTGATAAATTAGAACCTTCATAATCATAATCAGTGAAGTTTGAATTCGCACGAAGGTAATCCCTTAAGGAATCTTTTATCTGATTAAAATCTAGATTTGTGAAATTAACTAAAGGCATTTACCTAGTGAGCTCTAAAGAGAATGATAGATCTTGTGCGTCTGCTTCAATTCCAATGATGTCATACTTAATTTGAACGTCAAATGCATTTCTGTCTGTATTTGCTTTTACAATTACATCATTTAATTTGACTCTTGGTTCAAAATTATTAACGGTTGTTTCAATTTCAGATTTAATACTAGATGCTGTAATGAAATCTAGATTTTCAAATAACAAATTATTCACATTAGAACCAAGTGATAAATCAAATGGTTTTTCCCCTCTTATTGTTAATATTAAATTACGAATAGATCTTGAGATTGCATTAGCATTCTTTAATCCAATCAAATCACTGTTCAAAGGATTGATTTGAAAAGTAGCACTTACATCTTTAAATGGTTTACTAATCCTCTGAGTGGGCATGATTAAACGCAGGATATGTCCTTATTTATAGTCCTAATCTTAACTTTCTTTAATTAATTTATTTTTGTCCTGTGCAGTCTTCCAAAAGTATGAATCCTGGTCACCAAGACCCATCCTATCATGACCATTCTCTACCTGATAAAACTCAGTAGAAACTTTAAAGTCAGGCATCTTTGGATTCTCTGGTGTCAAACTATTATCATAGATTCTAGTTCTGTTATTAGGATACAAACAATACTGTCCATTATCTAATTCTATTAGGTTATGTGACTTATGTTCAGATGGTATCTCAGAGGTGCTGTAATCAACTGTATCAGGATCTTGGTGGTAGTTGTCAATAGTACAGACATAAGTGCCTTTAACAGTCCCATGGTCCCTTGTAAAGACTTCATAGTCCATAGATCCAATAAACTGTTTCTGTGTTGCCACAACCCCATAATCCATACAGTTCCAAAACTGTAGATTATACAGATCCATATCAGGGGTTGGTTTTTTTGGTTCACTTACAAAGGCACTTATAGGTAACTTATCATACATTGCAGCATATTCTGGAAGATAGGTCTCAAAGTAAAATGCTCTACCAGGAATACTCTTACATGATACCCACCATCCTTTTACATACTCACCATGACCACTTTGGTGATCAGTTAGATATTCTTTCCTTACATATACTTCTACATTAGGTAAATTACAAATCAAACAAGCCATAGAGAAAAAGAGGTTTTTCGCGCTGTTTTATCTAGCATAAAAAAAGGAGAGGTGTAATACCCCTCCTAATATTCTGAATCTGCAACGCACATACCTAAACATCTGATATTATTTGTTGCAGTTCTTTTACAGTGTTGACAAAGAATCTTTGATTCTTCAATCTTATCTTCCTTGTCCTCTGTAT